GAACCAGCCCCAGAATTCATTAAGTAGGCTGCATTAGTACTTATGACGCCAAACACATCTTCGCTTAAATCTACGCCTACAGCGGTTATTTCTGCCAATCCACCCAACTCTACCACTGTTCCAGGGGCATATTCGGTATCTGCTTCAAATCTTTCTGCCAAGTCAGCATACTGTGCGTGAACCGCAGTTCCGTATATATTATTCCACCATTTTGTTGTAGAACCCAAATTATACGTTAAATTTGCAGTAGGAACAACGTTTTGTGCTACTGTGGACAGGTCAACTGATGCCGATGCTGGCAATGCCACATTTCCTGTAAAACTAACATTTCCCGCAAAACTTGTATTACCACCAAAAGATGATATCCCAAGGACGGATAAATTTGCCGCAGTTAAGTTACCACTGATAGTGGTAGTTCCAGCCGATAAATTAGATAATGAAGTGTTTCCTGCTACCGCCAGACCTGCTACCAAGTTAAATCCAGGGACAATCGTTGTAAGTCCAGAAATTGCAGTAGCCGGATTAAATGCAGTTGTGTCTGTACTGACCACTGCACTGAGTTTATTATTGACTGTAACATTACCAACAGTATGTATAGTAGATCCGTCGGTAACTGAATTTGCGGCAATCGCTGTAACTGTTGCGCCTACTAACTGATAAGGCCCTATGTTAATCCAACTACTTCCGCTGTATACGTTCAGCTGACTGGTTGTAGTATTCCACCAAAAATCGCCAGTTACTGGCGCCAACGGTTCAGATGATCCAGTTTGGCTACTAGAAATAACTTTCCAGTTTGTTCCTTGCCAAACACTTAAATGTTTATTTGTGCTATCCCACCATAACTGTCCGTGTAACGGAGCAGATGGGGCACTTGGGCTAGAAAAATTCTCAAGCAGTTTGATAAAGTTTTCATTTTGCAATATCCCGTAACCGGCATAATTTCTACCTACTAGGTTAAGGCTAGTTGCGATTGAATCTACAGTTCCATCAGTGACCGTAACTATGGGTGCTCCGTTTGTTAGCGTTAAAGTATAGGCCATTTTCTACGTTTTTCCTGTTTATTTACTTATTTATGCAATTTGGGCCGAACGTGATACACCGCCGCCCCAAAAGAAGATGACCGCCCCTGGTTTTCCAGGCTCTGAGGTATCTCCGTTAGTATCAGATCCTCGTCCACCTTGCCCGTAAGGACCTAGACTGGTTCTTCCATCAATGAAGACTGCTCCGTTGTCACCACCAGAGCCGCCAATGGCAAGTTCTGAAGATTGTAAGGGTTGACTAGCCCCGTTGTTGCCATTTGCGCCATTTGAGCTTCCGCCTGCTCCGCCTACACCACCTGCCATATCTGTCTCCTTATTGCTTGGCTACCCATGCTTTGTATGCTAGAATAATAGGGCCATGTTGTGTTTCGGGAACTGCCGAATCCCCGCCCTTGACATATTTTATTAAAGGTATTTCTGGCATCATCTTACTATAGATATCTATATTTGATCTCAGCTCTTGAAAAATAGTCTCTCTGTGTGCTTCATCTAGTTTTAAAAAATTTATCGATAAATCGGTTACTGAATACATAGTTGTTCCTTTGAAGGTCTAGAGACTTCTGTAGCAAAGTTGCAAGCACGGATAGAATCTAGTAGGTCAGATGGCTTGACTTTCTTAAAGTCATCGGGAAAAAAGTTTTTCCCAATTAAATCTAATCCGTATGCTGCAAATTCACTGCACATCCATTGCTTGTGGTCTTTCCATTGTTTTTTAGTTCTTGGTATCAATACATTAAATGGGGCAAGAGCAGTATAGTCGTAAGGTTTGCCAATTTGACTATATGCCCATTCACGCACAACTGCTTCTTCTCGTTTAGTGACATCTAACTCAAAGTGTATCTCGTTACGGTAATCGGTTTGAGTCAATATGATGTGACCGTTTTCCATTGCTGGATAAATGCTCATTCCGTCCGAGAATACAAGTTCACAGTGGCTTGCTGGACTCCAGGTATAGAGTCTGCACAGTATTGAAAAGGGCAATAGGTTTGACGAGAATTTGATTTTCATTTAATAAGTTTTCCAAATAGTAAGTTTCTAATACGAGGATGATCACCAATCCACTTAACGATAGGTTCTACGGTTGATCTATTAGTGATGCCCCATGCTACTGCACGAGCCAGCAAACGGCTCTTCCAATTATCGTTATCTAGTATGTATCTAGATATCTTGTGTAGTGCATTAAAAATTCTCACTTGTTTTTCTGGAGCAAACGCTTTATTTGCCGTGTTATATACATAATTTTCATATGCCGCTTGAGACAAGTAGCCTTTATGTAACAGTACATAGGCCGTGCCAGTTTTAATAATATTATTGACACGAATGCCGTTAGCATAATGACTTTCCCCAGTTTCCAGCATTAGATTATATACAACGACCTCTTGTGCCAATTTGATCTTATTTTTTACATCAACAATATTTACAGGGCCTAACCAAGGTGCTTGCTCTGTACATAGCGTACTAATTGCACATAACTCGTCATCGTCGTTGTACCAAGGATGTTCTTCTGTCATGTAAGGTGTTTCATCATCATGTAGTGCAAATACCCATTTGCTGACATCGTGTTCGCGAGTTTTAACTCCAATTACTCGTGCAGGTTGATTAGTTAATGCTTCTAGTACATAGTCGCCAGACTTAATTTGACTGATTTGTTTCTCTGTTCCGTCGGCCATTCGGATTAGTGTAAACGGTAAGAAGCAGCCACCTCCTCCGCCACCGCCGCTAGCGTCGCCAGTGCTTTCGCCACCTCCGCCGTAACCGCTTTCACCGCCACCTGTTGCTGGTGCATCATCATAGGCCGAACCGCCACCTGCTCCTGAGTTGGTTGTTATAGTACCAAAACTACCAGTGACCACAGTGCTGCCACCAGGGTTGCCAACACTTGGATCTAATTGAGTTCTAGTATGCCATACTATATTTCCGCCAGGGTCCTTGATTGTTAACGCAAAGCCTGCAGGACCGCCATCATTTCGAGCGTAAAACGCCAATGCTCTATTGCCCTGTGCCAAGTAAGATTGTTCAGTTACAGTTGATGTAAAACTGCCAGTTATAACAATGGGCACTCCATCAACATAAACTTCTACGTAATTATCTGCGGCCGCTTCAAATGTATAAATTCCAGAAGCCGATGCAGTAAACAACCTACGTGATAGCACTAACTCGCCTACAGGACGTACCCCACTAGGGTCCATCCATACTGCATAACTATTCATGAAAGCATTCCATGCATAACTCAAACTAACAGGGAAGAATTGCCTATTACTAATATTGTTTGTACCGCCGGGGTCGCCGACTGTGACCGTTATTGTTTCGCCAGGGGTCACTGTAAGGTCGTAACTGGCGGTTGTAGCACCCGAGCCACCTCCACCACCTCCACCACCTTTTGATACACCAGGATACCAAACTGCCGGTCCGCCACCTGCGCCGGCACCTACGGCCAGCATACTTAATCGTTTTACGTGTGCCGGTACAGTCCAAGTATAAGTTCCTGGACTGGTAAAGGCCTGTACGCCATTGGGTTGCGATACTGTGATTGTAACTGGAATTTGTAGCGTGGGATAGGTACGTGCGTTACTGGTAACAATAATAGTATCCGAATAAGTACCTCTGGCTAGGTTGGCGGCAGTCACTAATACTGTAGCAGTATTTCCACTAAAGTTAGTAAAATCATATCCAATAGTGCCAGGGTTACTGCCTATGGTCACACGACCGTTTTGTGCTCTTATGTTGGAAATAATCAAATTGGCACCATTGCCGCTATTTCTAATTGTCAGTGTTTGTGTTGCCGCAGAATCTAATAGATAGTAGGGCAACTGAACTGGGTTTGGTGTAACTGTAATTTCAGGGTAGTTAGTCAATACCGACACTGACAAAGGAACCACTGTGGTAGTGTTTCCCAGATATCCTATATCATTGGTAAATGTTATGTTGCCCTCGGTGTATGTTCCTACAGTATTACCGCGAACTCTAACGCCAAAATCTCGATGTTCTCCGGGAACTAGTGTATAAGGTGTTGTTACATCACTGTGAGTATTTAGATCAGTAACAAATACATCATACCCCGAAGTTGCCGACTGGTAAGACATCCTATTAATAATTAAATCATAGTCCCCTGTGTTTGTCACAGTTAACCTATAGGGATCTCCACTGACATTTCCGTCTAAGTCGTTATCGGGTGCAGTATGATATCTATAGGGATTTAGTGTTATTGATGTTGAACTCGGAGTTAAGTTACCCTGTGGTGTTGGATATATGCGTTCCCAAGAATTATCTCTACGTTTGACCCAGCCTGTTTTAACAGGTGCCCAAGTACCATCTGTTTGTTTGACCCAGACACCTTTGAGATAGTTATAATAATTGGTGTCGGGGTTTTTAATGCTGGTAGTACCTAATCCGTACTTTGCCGATGCTGATTGCGGTACTCCTGGAGCCTCGACGATTACCGGGGTAGTTGGCAACTCGGGTTCAGGTAAAGGCGGGGGTGGTGGGGGTACCGGTACCACCGGTGTGGGTATAGTAATTATTGGCGGCGGTTCAATTGGCACTGGTGTTGGAGGCACTATTGCCACTTTAGGTGGTGGAGGTGGTGCCGGCGGTGTTATAGTATATCCACATACTGCACTATTTGCCTGAATCAATTTTTTATAAGTACCACCATGTCCGTCTGCATAATCACCGTACTGATTAAAACCTTCGCAATATTGTCTTACCTCTGTGCCAGACGATGGCACAATAGAAATGGTGTATGCAGTAGATGCTTGTTTGTTGATATACTGAACTGGCGCTTGCGTTGCAGTTATATAGACGACATCATCACCTTTTGCTATTCTAGTAGGTAAACTTATTGCTGTTACCGTGCCTGTAATTGGATCTACGTTAGCAATTGACGAGTTAGATGATTTATAAGTTATATTACCATAACTACCGCCTGTAAGTGTTGACGTTACTGTATTTGTAATATTACTACCTATCGCAAGTGTAGTAAATGTTTTAGTTTCTGCAAACCTTAAATCTGGGATCGGCACTAAAAGATCTATTAGTGCAGATCCAATTGGAACCCCCATACCAGTTACTGGATCCCAATTTGGGTCTGCTCTATATCCTGTCGGTAATAAACTTGCATTGTTGCCTTCTAATATATCATAAAAGGCAGAGGGGTTACTATAAAACAACGAGTTTGCTTCTGCAGAAGAAAACTTTTGACCAGTGAGTGCTCTAAATCTGGCAATTATACCTGCTGCTATAGGTGCAGATGCACTAGTACCAGAGTATCCACCGAGCTTACCGTCTACCCATACACCATATGCATTCATAGCAGCTGCTATATCGGGGATACCACGAGTTGTTAGTAAAGTACTCGCACCATATGAATTATTAGATCTAAAGTACTTCTGGTAATATTGTTTTCCTTGCCATTCAAAAGGCCAAAATGGTTTTGGAATTATTGAACTTACTCCACCGGCCCCAGCAAATCCTGCGTCTGCTAAATTACCAGGCTCGCTTCGATTATAAACAGTTTCTCCGCCGTAAGGTCTTGTATTACTTGCAGTTAAAGTCAAATATGTTCCACCAACAGCAATGACGTTGGCATTAGTTGCCGGGTATCCGCATTCAACTATTGTATCATTTTTTTGACTACTACCATAATCCCCGGTCGCAACACAAACAGTAATTCCTTTTTTAGCCGCATTGGCTAAGGGTGTATATAAAAAGTCTGAAAGCTCAGGTCCTCCCCACGAGTGAGTAATTACATCGCAATTTTCATCAACTGCACGTTGAAATACGTTTGCATAATTTGTAAAAGGAGTACTAATATTACCGTTGCTATATTCTGTACTTTTGGCTTTATATAATACAATATTGGCTTGCGGTACCATACCGGCCACACAAACCAAATCTAAAGCATTTTCCACGTCGGTTGACGAACTAGTATTAGTTGCTCCGTCAACAGGAACAAAAGTAATTGTTGGGGCAGCAAGCCCCATATCGTTCATTGAACGATTTAAGTCAGCCTGGCTGAATCCGCCACCAAGACTAATAATACCAACTTTGATACCTGCGCCAGTGCTTGCTGGTATGTCATACGCAGTGGCTATTTTTGGCGCGGTTAAGAAATCGTTGACCGTTGTGGCCCCTGCATAAGACTCAATTGAAGTTATGTACGATCTAGCATTAGCAGTTATTGTCATTATATCTGGAACCAAAAGTCTCCAGGATTACCCCGGGCATTGTCAGGAAGACTATTACTTACGATCTTGTGACTGCCTTGCCAAGGACTGTGTGTACTTGTTGCTATTGCAGTATTAGTGAACAACGTAGTTGCAATTTGGGTATTTACAGTACCTTGTGCCGCAGTTGGTGCGAGCGGTGTTCCAACAAATGTAGGGCTTGTATTAAGCACAACACTTCCCAATCCAGTTACGCCATTGCTGGTAGTACCGTATACTGTTGTGTTTCCACCAATGATGACATCGCCTGCTACAGTAACAGAGGTTCCGTTAACGTATAGATTCTTGTTTATGAAAGTTGCAGCATCGCTGCCGCGCACGGTGATAGCACTAGTTGATGACCCGCCTAAGTTAACTGCTAGGCTCAAGTTGGCATTTAAGGTGTTTTCTTTTACTGCACCCACACCGTTGGTCTCACCAATGGTGATTGCACCACTAGTAACCGATATGTTGTTTGTAAATGCCGGCACTATGTCTGTACGTGCATAGTTTGCGGCTGCAATGTTGCCCAACATTTTACTGTTGGTTGCATCACCAACAAATGTATACTCATTTGCTAGTCCCGCGGCCAGTGTGATACCGGGACTAATAGTACTAAAACCTGTAACTGGATTGGCCGGGCTCAATGTAAACTGTGCGTCAAAGTTGGCAATTGCTATGACATTGTTTTGTTGATAAAACTTTGTAATAGTATGTGTTCCGCCCACTGTGTCGGCTACAGTTTCTACAATAGGGCCACTCTTGCCATCGGTGTACTTGTAAGCCGGACCAATTAGCGTCCAACTACTTCCGTTCCAAGTACTGAGTTGTCTGTTGGCTTGATCCCACCATTCAGCACCAATCACAGTGGTTGTAGGTGCAGTATTGGCAACAATAACTGGACTAACTGGGGTAAACGTTGTACCTGTATATACTTTCAAAAAGCCAGTAGTAGTGTCGTACCACAATTCGCCAGGCAGTGGCTTTGTTGGCGCAGTTGCTCCTGCAAAGTTTTGCAATAACTTGATAAAGTTTTCGTTTTGGAACTCGCCGTATAAAGGATAGTTTTTACCAAATAAGTTTATGTCTGAAGCACTGGAACCAGGATTAATATTTGGGCCGTCGGCAGTACCGTCAAGTAGAGTTAGTAGTATTGCACCATTTTGGTCTGTTCTGTTTATTACATAACTCATATCTTTATCCTATTGCACTCAAGTTGGTTAGTGTTTGAATACGTACTGTGTAGTCTACTTGAATAAGTCTGTTTAAACTCTTTTGAATAGGGTGGAATATAACATGAGTCAGCATAGGCCCAGTAGTAGTCAATCCACTGGTGCCATCTGTACTACGAGCAAATAATCCCAATTCATCAAATGTATATGTATCTATCAATGATTGGCTGTTGTCAAACGCACTTTGTCCACTAGGCTCGCCGTAGTCTAATAGACAACTGACTAGAATATCTGTATAAACTTGCCCAGGTACATGTCGTACTTCGATATAGTTTTGTGTAGGGTTTGTGTTGTTACTGCTGGCATCGTCAACAATTTTGCTATAAGTTCCGTTATATAGGTTACTGTTTTGACCTGTTGTATTAGTTGGCAAATATGTAATAACACCAGTGGGGTCTACGCTGCTACCGCCGTTACCAAAATGCATTTCATAGATGTAGTTTTGATCTTTGTGTGCTAGACCATATGCCAATGCCGCACTAATATTTTCGTAGTGAATGGCATTGCTCTTGTCGATAAAGACCTCTTTAGTTTCGGGATCAAAAATTTTGATATGTCCTCGAACGTAAATTCCGCCTATGTCATCTGGTTTTCTTTGTGTGTTCATATCTGTTACTCTATCTTTATATTTATCAGGTTATAATCTGCCAACTACAACTTCAATGACTCCAACGCCCGAGCCGTTATGTGTGCCCAATGCTTTACCAATAACTGCGCCCATCGGGGGTGTATTGTTGGCCATTGCAACTCCGGGAATGGCACTTGTTACCATTAAGTCTCCGCGTGTAACCGGACCGGTTACTTGGCAAGGAACACGTCCTTGCAGTGCTACGTCCACGCCGGCTGTTCCAGCGTTCATTGTGTAAGCGGGATTTGTACTGACCACGCCGGCTACTCGTATATCGTTGGGTTGATAGCTGGCCGTAACTTCGGTGTTGGTGCCAAATACCACAACTGTTCCAGGATTATATTGGCTATCACTTGTATAACGTTCTGCTAAGTCAGCATATTTTGCTTGAATCGCAGTACCGTAGATAGTAGCAAACCAAGCAGTGGTACTACCAATATTGACCGTTGCATTACTAGTAGGCACAATGGCATTGGCCACTGTGGTTTGTCCTGTGATTGTAGTAACTCCCGAGATAGATAAATTGCCACCTGAAATGTTGGCATTGGCCGTCAATCTATCCAGCGTGATAGTTCCCAAATTGGTAATGTAGGGCTGATTTGGATAAACAACAAATGCAGTTAAATTGCCCACTGTGGTCAACGGACTAATAACGTTGCCTGTTACTGTACCAATCAAGTTGCCTGTTACGTTACCGGTTACGTTTCCCGTGACATTACCAAGTAAATTGCCCTGTATTACACCGTTGACAATTTCGCCTCCGGTAATTATCAAGTTGCCGCCAATGGTGACATCCCCACTAGCATTCACTGTGGTTGCGTTTAAGACACCAAATGTGCCGGTTGTACCAGTCACAGATGTTAGTGTACCTGATGATATATAGTTTCTTAGACTAAGGGCGGTGATTTTGCCAGTCACACTCGAAGTTTCTGTTGGAATATATGTAGTATCCGATACAGATCCTAGGGTCGGTAGCCCGGTAATTGTAATAGTCATGTTATATTTCTCTATCTTTCATATATTTATTGTAAATTCTTGATGAAAACAGCTTGTTCGCTCGTACTGTTTTCTAAGCCCAATCCATCCGTCACTGCGCCAATTGTAGCACCTGTAGTAGTTAACACATTTCCAAAGTTATCTGCTAAACTTATTCCATACGTATCAACGATAGCATTGGCTGCACCCACAGGCAAATTCAACCAAGTTGTAGTATGAACTACATTGCCACCGGGGATTACCTCAGTTAGGTTACAGTCAACAACACTACTGCTCGAAGCATGAACTGTTGGGGCACCTGTTCCGTCAACGGCACGTCTAATCTGTCCTAGTACATTATTGACTACATCCACTGTCCAGAATATAATCTTTTCACCGTTGATATAAATAATACCCGGTGTTAACGTTGATACATTTGGACCGCTTAATTTTGAAGCATCACGCACGTGAATGTTACTGTCGGTGATACGTAAATCGGCACTTAATGTAGTTGTATGTGCAGTGCTAACTCCATAATATTTAGGCCAAAGTTTGGTGTTTGTTGATGCTGCATTTGCATTCATGTTATGCACAACACGATAAGTCATTATGGCTGAATTGTTTTGTATCTTAGTGGACACAACCATATTCAAACTGTCGTATACAATTCCAGGTACTAACTCTTCAGGGGCATGACTACTATAAGTATCGTAATAAGAACCGCCATCGATTGACACGTCTGAACTACCAGTACCAAAATCAGTTATATAAGTGTTTTGTATAGCAGAATCTAAATACGTAGGGTTCGTGTAATCATAATATTTTAATGTTACATTTGCCCCATTACTGATATTATCAGTTAGCCCTGATACAAATAAATTTGATTGCGTAATATCTGCAATAGTTAATCTATAGACCGAGCTATTGTCGTTGTTTACTAGCGTCAATGGTTGTCCAATAGAGTAGTTTAGCAATGAGAAATCTAATAATGATACGTTGCCACTTACTAATGTGCTATTTGCGTTGAAGGCTCCTATTACATTAGAGTTTGTAACTAATGTAGTTGCATCGAATTTAACCCCTGTTACTGTTACCCCCGGATAACCCGCACCGTCCATTAATTGGGTTAAATCTTTACTAGGCATGTCGGCGGTTGGTTGATAATATGCAGTAATACGATCTGCAGCACTCTCAAATGTAGTATCGGGCAGAACCTCATACTTGGTATAATCAAAGATGTTACTTACTTGGATTGGTCTGGCGCCAGTTGTCACCCCGTTAATAGAAACGTTACCGCCTCGGCGTTTGTAACTGCCAGTGATATTACCAACAGTGATTAACTGTAAATTACTAGAAATTGCTAGAACACGAGAATTTCCGTTAATGGTTTCCTGAGTAACGTAGTCCCCAACATTGGCTGTAACATTACTACTCAATGTCAATGTTGTGCTACTATAAACATATGAGTTAGATGAAGTTGCACTAGATACTTTAGATACCAAGTTTACATTTGTAGTAAGGTTAATATTACCTACATTGTAGATGTAACTTGTTGTGTTTGCACTAAAAGTACCATTAATAGAATCAGCTCTAATTACAACAACATTACTATTGGTGACTGCCGAGTATACAGTTGCATTTGCTCCAGTAACTGCTTGTTTTATAATATTGCCAGCTGGTATTGTTACATTATCACTTAATGTCAAATATTCATATTTGTTACTCAATGCTTCGTATGCCAAGTTGTTGTAAGAAACATAACTTCCTGCTTTTACCGTAATATTTGGTTGCCAGGCAATGATGTTACTGGTGTAACTTGTACGATCAAACAACAATGTAGTTGTTATATTTCTTACTGTGTTATAACTCTTATTAACAAACTGTGTGTAACTGCTAGTTGATGTTACAAAAGTATTCAAGTTGGCTAGGTCGCTATAAATGTATTGATTACTTGCAAATGTTCCAGTTACCCCGGTTAGGGTAACAACATTACCAGTGCTGGCACTATAGACTGTACCAGTTGCGCCAGTATTAGGTTGCGTAATAATATTTCCTACATACATGGTGACATTGGCATTTGCAGTCAACGTTGTAGTTAACAAACTATCAATTTGGTAGTGATTCTTTAACTTTACGTACCCAACAGCACCAGTACCTGTGCCATTAATAAAAACAGTTGGCTGACTAGTGTATCCTGTGCCGGAGTCAATTACTTCAAATCTGCTGATGCTATTTGATGCAAAATCCACGTGAGCAATTACATTTGCCCCTGTTCCGCCTCCGCCAACAATTGTCACAGTTGGAGTTATAAAATAGTCTGTGCCAACATTGGCCACTAGTACTTCATTAATGCCATATGAATGATAATTATACCATTGACTATACTGTGGCAATGTACTTAAACTAGTTGCATCACTGGCCAAGTAGCCGTTGGGACTACGGTATGCGCCTACGCTACTGATGTAAGTTGCAGGTATATCAAAGTCACTTACATCTGCATTGTATTCGTCGTTGCCCTCATAGTCAATTAAATATTCGCGAATACTTGTTCTATAAGGTTTAACTTCGTTAATGTAACTTTCGTAATACGTTTGGTTATCAGGTATGTAATTTGCAGGCTGACTTAACTTACGCAATTTGTGTAATATACTGACAAAACTAGTTTTGAATATCCAGTCAACTGCTGGTTGTTCAGTTAAGATATAGTTAACTAAGAAGAAGAATAAGTTATTAAAATTTTCCGCTAATGTATCAACAAATATATAATTTTCAATTGCTTCAAAAATAATACGTATTTCTTTTTTGGCTGTAGTAGATGTATAAATGTTACTGTTTAATTGTATCGTACCATTTTGAATGCCTACTAGATCTGTTGTGCCAGATTCATTTACTCTGTAGACAACAAATTGATTATTACCATTGTTCAATACTTTAATAGTGTCGCCAATGGCAACTGTCAATGTAGGTATTTCAGTGACTGTGTTAACAAAATAAGTTGGTAAAACTGTTGAGTCGTATGTGGTATCATACCAATCAATTTTACTCCAATAGAAAGGAGTATAATAACTTTGCGTAGATGTTAGTGCCCAGGCTGTGCCGCTCCAGGTATAAGTAGTCCATAGTTGTTGCTTCGTTTCGTCATGCACTACTAATACTACATATCCACTGGCCAAGGTTGAAGTGTTCAGATAAGATAATTCAGCGTGAGTTTCTACCTGAAGATCGTAATTGAGTTCAGAGGGCAATGCTTCTTCTGAATATAATTGTGAAATGTTAAATTCAGATACAATTGGGTGCAGTTTAAACACCCCATTAACATACTCAACAAAGTTCCTTAATGCTTGTTGTTTATCAACGAATAGTGTTTGCCCATAGTCTAACCCAATACGTCGTTGAACTGGCAATACATAATTGCCATTACCATCTAATTCTGTTACTGGATTACCGTGTACGTCTAGGCCGCACAAACTATCTTTTAATTTTTCAATTATACGTGTAGGTATTTTACTGCCACTGTTGCCTTCTTGTACTAATTGGTACTCTGCATGGATGGTGTGAGAATTTTTTAACGTATCATAATCCATGTGTAGTACAGTAGAATTACCGCTTAGGTATTCATTAACCCCGTACAAACTGATAGTATCATCTCGTACTACTGCCGCATAAGGAATTGCCTGTGCTTGTGGGTTAGCAATTACATCGGCAATGGTGCTGATAGTACTCTTATGTGTACTGTTGGGTTCTAGGCTAGTTTTACCTGTTACCCAATAATAATATTTGCTGGTGATTAAGTTTGTATTTGGATTAACGTTAGTCTCTACAACATACGCACTATTATCTGAGTACAAAGCAGTACCTAGTCCGTTATAGGCGCTTGGGGGCATGTCACTTTCCACCCACTCACATACTTGTACCGTACTTCCAGGGAACAGTCTGCCCCAATTATTAGCACGGTAAACAACATTGCCTTGTTCATAATCTAAATAACGTATTGCATCAATATTCCACCAAGTTTTTGTTACTTGTGCAGGTCCCCAGTGATAATCTAAACTGTTGGCCAAATTTGGTGTTCCATCAATACCGCCAATAGTATTATATATTGCAGGATCATAAGCAGTGATATAGTCTAAATCTTGTTGTGCTGCCCCTAATATTTTGCCTTTAGCCGGATCAATATAGTCTAAGTGTACCGATATAACTTTTGTATTTGCGTTATACAAATAGAAGTTACTAATGCTGTCTATGTCAACACGAGCTTGTTCTTGTCTAACTATATCCCAACCAATATTACTACTAAAGTTTTGGTATGTGTAGTATGTACCTGCTGACGGAATACCTTCATATGCTTCACTGATGAGATTTTGTGTCAGTGTGTTGCTGTCGCCAGGTGCGCCAACTAAGATGGTATTAGCATTCATTGCTATGCTGTAACCAAATTGGTCATTTGTGCTAACTGACTTGTTTTCTAGTAATTGCACCAATACGTACTGATCTTGAGAAACACTCGAGAACGAACCATTTACTAGTCCGTATACATATACTGCGCCAGATCCTTCAATTGTGTCAGCAAACGTAGTTGAATCATTATCAAACAATGTTTCAACAGTATCAAATGTTACACCATTATATGTTCCGCCGCCAACTGCGGTAATTAATAGAGTCTTACCGTCACTGCTTGATGTTACTTGTGAACCAAATTGGCTCACGTCGTGATCAAATGGGTGCAGTATTGCTTGTACATTTGCATATACATTTAGTCCAAGATTTGTCAATGTTGTGGCAGCACCTGGGCCAGGTGTGATTACCAACTTTTGATAAGGAGTTGTTACGTTACTTGTAATGGTCAGTGCGCCAGTGTCTTCTACTGTGGCAACTACTCCAGGAATACTTGCGCTATTGATATTTTGTGATACCACTGTGGCATTAGTGCCAGTAAATTTTACCTTAATACCATTGATACGTATACTGTCACCCACAGTGGCAGTTGGCGTTACAATTGCATTACCAGTGATTGTGCCGTAACTTGCACCCTGATTTACAAATCTATACACCACACCACTGTAATATCCGGCTGCACTATATCCCGGACTTGCAACATACACGTCTGCGTCGTTGCCCGATATGTGTGTGGTAACACCAAATGCACCACCGCTACTAGGTGTAGGAGAAGTTAGTTGTTCTAATAACTGAATCTTGTTTGTATCAATAGTGACAACAGATCCAATTATTGGGGTACTAGTAAACACAACGGCGTTGGCATTTGATGTAAATCCAGTTGTTACTACATTGCCGTTTAATGTTACACGCAAGGTGCTGGTAGTAATAGGATACTGTGTAAGATAAACATTGCCATTGGCAATAAAAGTTTCTATACTACGATCGTAAATGTAAACAGCGCCAGCTGCTGTCTTACTGTCAACTGTTTGGTAAGGCGCACTAATTACAACTTGGCTAGCGTCGCTAGTTGATTTTACTTTATAACCAAATTTGTCGTATGCCGCCGATCCAACTGTGATTGTGTTGGCGTAACTGTAATAACTTGTGGTATTGGCATGATATACGTATACGTTACCTTTTTCAGGTGCGCTGACAAATAACCATGTGCCATCTGCGCTGGCGCTTACGCTGGTTCCGTATGCATCACCAGTGTTGCTACCCCAGGGACTAGTCAAAGTCTGTGTTCTAGTAAACGAGGCATTGCCGTTGAATTGGTATATGTGTACACGGCCATATTCGGTACTGCTGTTGCCAGGGTTACCAACATATAATAAATTGCCGGCGGTATCTAAACTTGCGCCAAATTTAGTTACACTATTTCCTACAGGGGCGCCAAGATTAGCAACTTGTGTCAGTACATTTCCGTTGGTAACGTTGGCAACAAATGCAACAACATTGCCCATTCCGTTTGTTGGCATACTTGCAACAGCAAAAGTTCCGGCAGCGTTGATTGCGGTAACAGTTCCAAATCCTACACCACTGACGTAAGTATTTGCCCACAGCTTCATACTGGGATTATCTAGACTTACATTGCCACTCCATGGGGTTGATTTGTTATAGACAGCCCAACCGTCTGTATCAAGATCGTTATCGACCCACAGCTTATCGTTGTTAATCCAACCGTGCGGCGGAGTAATTGTACTAATGTCTGTCGTTGATTTAATTCTTACACTTTGTGCATACAATAGAGCACCAACACTGGTAATTGCCTGAGCCGACTTGACTTGCTCGGCAACTGTTCCAGTTAATACAATGCCAAAACTATAATCATTGTTGACGCTGTACACTTGGTAGAAGCCGTCAACTCGTGTGTCAAATCCTTTTATTGCAATTAGATCGCCGTACGCAAATCCATGAGGACTATCTGTAATGACTGTACCAATATTATCAACCGCAGCCGATACCTGTATTACAGAATTATTAGTTTCTGTCATGCGGTATACGTTCCAGTCACTAGTTGAATCTTTAGCACACCATATGGTATGACCGGTGCCAATTGTTGATAGGTTAGCAGTCAATTGACTATAATTACTGATATCAAATATTGTAGTTTTAACATCGCCTATATTAACATATCCAGCGGTCTGTATGTCATTTTCATAATAACTACCAGCATCTCTATTTTCATAAATGTTAGGAATATAATTATCGCTGTTTTTATACAATTGACTTGGCTGAACTCCAATGATACCAGTTGTGCTTGATCCATTGTTAGGTAACAAAGTTAGCGTAGTAGGATCACCGTTAAAGGTTCCTTCAGTTAATATAACCTCTGCATATTGATTATTATCTAATGCGCCGTACTCACCAACACGCATTGCCCATTCTTCATATAAATTAACTTGGCTTGTAATACCGTTAAAGCCTGCTGCCGTAAATGCCTTAACGGCATTCATAGTACCTTTTTCACGGATAAAGCCTTGGTAAAACTTGGCTTGTGTAACTTCATCAACACCAAAGTTTGTTAAGTAACTACGAGGCTGGAATCCGATTGCGCTTCCGCTATATAAATGAAAGTCTCCTAATACTTCAGGATTATCGATGTCATTGAACCTATTGAACTTTTCAGCATTGTAACTGAAGTTTGGTAATAGCCCAGTTTTTATTTCGTTGTTACCTAATTGTGCCCAATAGTTGGGGTTAAAGGTCGTTGCCGCAATAACATCTTGTATTGCTGTATAATTATTATTTTTGTAACTTACTAGACTACCCAATGCGTAATCAGTGTCAGGTTGCCAAATATCGATTTTATTATTATTATAAACAAACCCTGGAGGATTAAGATCACCAGTCCAAGACCCAGTTTTCTTACCAACAAGTTTAAGTCTATATTGTCTATTGCCAAGTTCAGGAGCATAGATGATATCGTTGAATGTTGTTTTATTATCAAACACCATTACGTGTTCATACTCAACTACCTCTAGTTTAACTAAACTTATTGTTTGCCCACCCAAGGCGGTTACTGTAAATCTATTCCCGTTAGTATTACTTGATCTTGATACAGTTAGTTGGTTATATTTAATAAAGTTGTACCCAGTATCTAATACACAACTTTGAGTGGGATAGTTTTGTATCTTATCTACTACACCGGTTTTAGTTATTAAAGTCAATGCGTTTAAAATTGGGCTTAAAACAATGACACTGCTTGTTTCCCATCCTTGTTGACTCCACGTTAAGAACTCTGTTGCACTCAGTAAAAAATCTCTTTGCTTTCCAAGATCTGGATCAAAATCTGTAAACACCATGCCGCTTCCTTTGAGGAATCGTTGGTAACTTACTAAAAAGTCAACTACCTGTTGTTTAGAAGTAAATTCAAATCCATAAGGGATCGTTACTTTGTATTTTTGGTAGTCCTTATAAATTACTGCCCTATCATTGAGTGAAGTAATGGCGTAGGTATTATTATTTGCCAAACTTGGAATGATAGTAAAGTAAGGGGTATTAGTATCAAACCCACTTACTGTATATCCATTATCACTACGCTCTATAATTACACCACTGTATGTTATAGTTTTAATAGGTGTTGACTTATAAAGTTCAATGCTATAACTTTCATTTGGCACAATCACACCAGCATTAGTACTTGCAGGACTACTTTGCTCGGCAATGACATTAATAAATGTTTGATCTGTATACCCAGCCATTTTATAGGCCAGCTGGCAATTAACATTGTCAAAGTATTCATAAAGTTTTACGCCAGGGTCAATACCTATATCGCGCAGGTATTCAGCTACCCAGTTAATATATCCAGCAGCCCTTACTGTTACAGAATTACGTACAGTGCCGTTAACACCAACTGCCGCTGGCGTAATTCTTTGTAGTGTATCACTTAATACAAACTGATTTAAATCTTTATTTTTATAGTAACGACCGATGTTTATTAACGCACCAAAATAAAATGCAGGTTGACTTAATGCTATTGCCTGTTGTATTGCAAACGGATAATCACTACTACGACGCCAGGCTGCTTCTACTGGTGCTATGTCACCAATTTTGTAATCGCCACTGGCTGCATTACTATTAAAGCTCTTAACTGCAAATTTTTCAGGACTACGTAACACTCCGGTTTCATCTACAGGAATAATATCTAATAATCCAGTACGAACAAATCGTGTGTCGTAGCGATCTTCGCCGTAGATATACCCTTGGCTCAAGTCTTCCCATAACACCAAATTCCCTCCGGTATACGGGGCCGGTCCGTAACGTGTCTCCCACCAAGAGGGTTGTTCGCTGAATCCTAACATTTCCCAAGGATGTGTGTGCGGACGGTCTGTATCATAGAAGTATTTGTATATACCTCTCCAGTATCCGGGTAGTAACTCATCATTGATAGAATCTTTAAATTTACCGTAGTTCCACGTAAAAGGTTCGCTGGAAACAAAGTAATTGTTGGTAATGTAGTCTACACGATTATTGCCGGCCCACTGTAAAAAGCCATTAGTTAATAACTGTGTAAATTCTGCTTTAGTGTATGTTGTGGTTCTAAACTTGCCAGGCACAAAGTCATAGATGTTTGCAACATTTTTAGCCGGATCAATTTTAATATTATTATAGATGCGCTTTTCAAATTCTAATAGTAAATCATCTCGGTAATCGCCAAACGCAGGAGTCAGACTGCCGTCGTGCCCTTGTATTACATAAGATGGTTTTTGGTACGTGGTATCGTATAACTTAGCCGGTAGAAACTTGGGATATAATCCCAACTTGGTTGGTGTCTCAGGAATATAGTTTGCATCAGTATTACTATATTCATAGAATGTAATAGTATCGCCAATGGTCAATGGAGTCAATATTGTTACACCAGATCGATTTGTATCAAATTGATAGTCTGCGTCTTTAACCAATTGAACATTATTTAGATAAACCAGTACAGCACTATTGCTTAAAGTAGTATCGCTAAAAATATTTGATATTTGATAATCAATAATTTCTTCACTTCGTACTGTGTAAGTAATGGTATTTTTAATGTCGCCATATGGTACCATGTCACTGTAGTACCAAGCAAACGTTTTGTTCTTGACATTGTTGATGGTCTTTAACAGTGTATCAAGTAATACTGGTATGTTTGTATAATCTAATCCCTTGGTTCTAGCACTTAACTCAAGAATCTTATTTTTAATTTTAGTGTATTCGTGCCGTGCTAAATTCAAACCTTTAATAAAGTTTGCATCTTTGTCAATTAAGAACAAGCTGCTGTATAGTAACGGACTAGCATGTTGTAATATACTACCGCCTTGTGCTTTAATTTGTACGTCTCGTAGGTTACTATTTCCAGGTACAGTCCCGTCAATTTGGAAACTATTACCAACCATTGTAGTAACATGGTTACGAAGTTGTCCTAAAGTCAGTGTTGAGAAGTTATCGTTCTTGCTGTTAAAATCCAAATTCTTAGGAACATCATAGTAACCTATTTTACTTACAGTATCGCTATAAACTAAGATGTCAATTTGATCACCAGTGGTCAAAGTTGAATCTGTAACATGAACGTACTTGACAATTCCAATGGTAACGACTTCATATCCGCTAGTGGCTTGATTATTTTTAAAGACTCTGAAATATGGGACCGTAAATTCCATATTCTTGGTAATATCTATTTTAAAATAAGGATTATTGCCGTCATATACTGTGCCAATGATCTGGAATTGCTTACTTTGTTCTGTATGCGTGGTCCAAATGTTTCTTAAACCATAGGATGTTAAACTTGTGTTTTGTTGTAATGTACCAAGAGTATTGATATTAACATCTGTGCCGTTGTCATAAGAAAACACATCAGTGTCAAAGTTATTAGTAAACTGAATATCGCCAATTTGGTTAAAGTTTCTATAACTTAAAGGGAACCCTAACACCAAATCATTTGCACCAGCTCCGGGGGTATATGAAAATATTTTTGTCCCTGCAAATGTGCTGTTAGTATAATCGCCTAAACTTATTCCGCTAGTGTCAAATACATCAAATAACGGTGTACTATTTAGGCCCGGCTTTGTCTGTGATTCAATCCAGGCGGTACCGTTGTAATGGAACTCTTTTCCTTTATTAGGGCCTTGTAATACGACTAAGTTATTGTACTGCTCAATCTCTGCATCTTCTGCAGGTGCTAAATTAATCCTATTTTCTGCATATAGGTAAAGATACACAATATTGACTACAAATATTTTTCCACGTACTGTTGGATCTACATCATCGGGGAATACTACACGCATTCCTTCAGTTAGTGTAACTCCATTAATAGAGTAACCTTCTGCTTGTAGTTCAACTTGAGTTAGTGCGTCAGTAATTGTTCCGTCATTGGAAAATAAGTCCACTGGGTTTTTTGCAACACGACCAAAATTAAATAGTTGTAAATCGGCTTCAAATTCAATAATTGGTCTTGATGCACGTAAGTTTTGATCCAGTAATGCAATCTTTTTATTATATGATGCAGTAGTATTAATAACATCTATATGAAACCAACGATTGCTACGTGTCCAGGGGTTTAAATCAAGGCTTGCACGATTGATTGTGATGTAGTCTTGGCTAGCAACATCGTCAACTTCAGGAGTTACAAAAGAGTCAACATTAATTAGTCTAATGTTTTTACCAACTCCGTCTACATAATAGGTATTGTTTTGGTAACTAACTGGTGTAACACTAGAATCAAATTTAATCTTTAAGCCGTTTGTAAAAGTGACACCATTGGGACTTTTATAAGTTTTCTTTCCAATTATGTCTGCGGCTGCATCAAACGAAATATTAGATACTTGTACCAAATCAATTTGCCCAACATATGGAGAATCTACACCGTCTTGATAATATAAATTAGTCAACGGTGCAGTAATATGTGGCATCAAATTGTATTTGTTCAATAACAAATAATCTGTTTCTAGGTAGTACGTATGCTCGGCTCTAGTCAATCCACCTTTAATAAAAACTTTTTGTTTCTCTATAACAGTAAATGCCTGCTCTAAAGGATTAAGAGTAACTACAGGATCAGCATCATCACTTAAACTTATTCTCCAGGCGTTTAACCGTTTTGATAAATCAACAGTAGTAGAATCAATTGTCCAATAAGATTCTTCGAGTTGGTTATCAACAAATACTAGCGATTTTAATTGTAGTAGTATAGCCGAAGTAACTCCGTCAATACCGCTTTCACTTAGTGTAATAATGCTACTTAGAGTTTTTCCATGTATTTGATTATAATGCAATCCAGTGGCTAGGTCCACTGTCCCGGCTAACTCCATACGTACATAATAATCTTGTGCGCTAGGAAGCGGTACTTTAAATGTAACTGTTCCTACGTCTATTCCATTATTCTCTACACCAAGTACATCTCTGCTAGATAAGTTACTTTGGTTATCAATTACTCCTGATGTTCCGGGGTTGGATTGAATATAGAAAGGATATCCAGTCTGGTTAACTACGAATTTATAGGTGCCGCCATATGCTAGTTTAACTGTGGGGTTATCTACGCCACCTGCAGTAGAAAACATATAACTACCATTGGAAGGGTTACGTGTTACCGTAAAGGTTTCTGTCGTTGGTACTTCAGCTCCGTAGACATCTACCGAGTCGGGGCCATTTTCTAGCCAATAGTATTGATTAAAGTTAACAAACTTATCAAATTCAAATAACCCGTCAAAGCTGTAACTTTCGCTGGAGAACAAACGATCTTGATTATCAGTCAACCCGCCACTGTGACTTACTTGATTTAACAAATCAATATAACTACTAAAGAATTCAGTTTCGCCTGTGGTTTTATTTTTAACAACTACACTGGGTTCAAGTTGGTAACTTTGACGTAACTTTGTTGGTTCTGGTTGGTAGTTGTCTGTACTTTTAAACGTAGGAGTAAACTTACGTCCAACATAGGCATTGACATTACGTAGGTCTGGCTGAGTTACTAACTGGTCTAGTGTAGCATTTAAAAACTTTTTATTATTATCTGTTTTAAATACTTCAGGTAAGAAATTACTTGTCTTTATTTGTGCCATATTAAATTACAATTCCCAATCCTGAAAGAGTTTGATTAATTTGTGCTGCAGTAATTGCGCTAATGATTTGAATATTGTTTGCAGTTGCGGCACTAACCATAATCTCATCAGGTCCAGCATTAATTTGCATTAGTCCACCAAATGCAATATCTGTATTACTTGGTACAATAATAATACTGGCCACGTTAGGGGCAAGAGCATTGTGTAAATAGGTGCTTAGTTCACTGAAGTAAAACTTATCACCAAAATCCCAATTGGCAGTATCAAAGTATTGGTTGATTGCTGCCACTGCACCACTAATAACATCATTGTCACTTATGTTAACATTGGGGTTTTTAACAATTTTAAATGTTGCTTGCAAACTTGAGTCTGCTTTATCACCAAACAATGCTTTGTATTTGCCAGGATTATAAACAATAGTATCACTTAGGGCTTTATAGTTCTCTAGGCTGGTTGTGCCTGTGCCAAATTCTGTTTTTAGTTCATCGTTTGTAGGCAAACTGGGTTGTGCGACTGTGCCGGTTGTGTCTTGTATCCAAGCCAAATAATCAGTTGAATAACTAGTGGTTAATATGTATAAGTCCATGATGTTATTGGGACTTGGATCAATTCGACGATCGTTGGGGCTGTTGTGTCTGTATTGGAACTGCAGACTTTGACGTCCAACTTCAGCAATATAATCAGTTAGCTGTGTTAGTGATCTAGTTCCGCTTGTAGAGATGTTTAATTGGAAGAACTTGTTGTCTGTGGTAGCATAGAATATTTGTCCACTTATGTACAATGTCCAATTGGCAGTAATGGCACTCTGTGTTGCGTAAGTTGTAGAAATCGTTGTGTTGTCGACAGGAACGGTTGTAAGGAAATTGTCTTCGCTAGTGACTTGTTTAAAGAACACATATTTCTTACTGGCGTTCACTGTGGGTGCTACTATGTTTGTGAATAAGTCTGGGTCGTTGGGAACACCATCGTTGTTGTCGTCAGGGAATGTGACCAGTATTTGTGTGTTGTCAATATAGCCGTCGGGTTGTACCACATTGTCATAAATGTACCAAGTTTGATCTTCACCAATGGCAGTTGCGCTGTCGGGTTGACTGTTTGTTTTTAGCACTTTGATTTGATCTGTTAGCGTTAATCCTGTTTTACTGTCAAATGTACGCACATCTGGATCAAAGTAAAAACGTGTTTCTGCAGCACTTTGGAACACATATTGGGTTCCACGATGTGCTAGATTGTAATTAATGCCGTTGTAAGTAAACGCCAGCAACCAACTGCTATCTAGTCCTGCACCAGTTACATCGCCCTGGTGAGATAGACTAAAGGCGCCGGTCAAGTTTAGATCTTGTGGCAGCACAATTTTCCATGTCTGCTTGCTGACATCATAACGCAAACCGATGTTTTGGTAACTCTGCAAGAAGCGGGCTATTTGTGCCACAAAAGTTGTACCAGGCAAATCATTTTTAAACACAGGTATAATAGTGGTCAATACTGCATTTGTTGGAATATTTTGACTTAACTGGACCGGTGAACCTGCGTTGGCACTGACCACTGCAGCCCAGATATACGTGGTCTCGTTGGGATATGTAGCAGTACCAGTTTGAATTTGATTTTGTGCATCAAAGTACTTGCCGGTTCCAGCAGTGAACTTTAACAAAGATCCTGTGGTTACGTATTGTAGAGTCGTAGTTGTGCCTAGGCCAATTTGTTGTGTGGCGCTGCCATTGGTAAAATATCCGGTGCTGCTGTTGCTTGATGCAGTACTGCGAGACCAAACGGTCGGGCTTGGGGCAGTATATCTAGTAAAGTTCTCGTAGTAGAAATGTAACAACTCATTGCTGGCTAATATGTCAGCAACGGTTCCGTAAATTACTTCGTAAATATCGTTAACTGTAACAAATCCAAAAGTATTGCTTGATGTTGGTGCTTGCTTGTACAACAATCCGTCGCTGGAGAAAATGTTTGTGCTAGAATATTTTCCAGTTACATCCAAGACATCTAAGAAACGACTAACACCCGAACTTGATCTGTTGACCGCTTTGACTTTTAAAATATTGCTAAAGTTAGTATAAGGGAAAATATTATAGTCTTCACCAGTAATCATACGGTTTTGTGTATAATACTGTGCAGGTGCTTTTGCACGAATTTCGTTAATACTTTCGCGACGTTTGGCATTTGCTACTGAGTAATGTAGGCTAGCAGTGATGGTCAATGTCTCTACAGTATTGTTTCTGCTGACATAGGTGATAGGTATTGCTACTCCCTGGATTTCGTCAGGAGTAATTTTATACTGTTGACCATTGCCGGTTCTATAATAGAGTCTAAACACACCTTGTGGTATATTAGAGAAACTTCCATCGCCAAAAACTAAATCAATTTGATCGTTCGTGCGTGAGTTAATTTGATATAAGTTTCTATTTGTACTTTGGTTGTAAATGACATTAATACCAGCAACTGCAGGTACTTGGGTCCATGCTGTAACAGGGTTGCCGTTAACATCGAGTTGATATAACCAAACATCATTGTTATTGATATTGTTAAAATTAGCACTGACTACGCGGTTTGGTAAACTTTGATTTAGATTGAAATCATGTGTTGCCAATGTACCTTGTTTAAAATAAACAAAGTAACCTGTGTTATTGCTACCGTTACCTAAGTTATCGTTACGATACAATAAATTAAACTTGCCGCTTGGGGCAGGATTAGGTTCGTAGATGTAACTTTCTCCCGAGCTTGTAGCACTTACTGCTTCAAACTCCATTGAATTATTTTCAATTATAGCACTAAATCCATAGCGAGGAATAACCCCAGGTACAAGGTTTACACTATATTCGTCTGTTTGAATACCGTTAATGGTATTAGTGTTGCCAGACTTTCCAATTGATTGGTTATTAATTAACGCCGCATTTAAGATTGTAGTAAACTGCTCTTGCCAATCTGGGTTAGCAGTATCATTCCAAGAAATTAATAGGTTGCTTAGATTTAGACCGTTACTATCAAATAAAGTTTCACTGGTGCTTACGCTGTCAATCTTTAAATATCCACTTGAGCCAGTATTACGTTTAGGGCTATAACTAATCAGGCGGGCAAGTTTTAATATACTGTCACGGCGCTCTGCAGTATCAAAGAAGTTTTCACGGGCGTTTAAGTCTGCGCGAAACGCCAAACTTTGCCCTAGAAAAGCAATGAGATCAATTAAGGCAACATATTCACTACTTTCAGTGAAGTCATTGAAGTCTTCAGGATAGTAAGTGCGTAAGTAATCAATCATTGTCTTACGCAATGTTTCGAAGTCGTAACTTCGGAAATCGGCTTGTTTAAATGTTTGATAAACCCTGGTCCAGTCCTGGTTTACCAACAAGTTAGTCTGACGTGTAGTTATTGACATCTAAATATATCCATTATTATATATTTATTGTAATTTTAAACTACGTAGTTTATATTAATATGTACCGTTAGTGGTTAGTTTGCTACTGTTTGCGTTAAACTGTAGGCTTAACTGGCTTGATTTATTTGTGGGTATAAACAGTAAATCAACTTCAATTTGCATACCGTATTCTTGCTCTGTGATTGTAATATTTTGCAAACCAACTCTGGGATCATATCCTACTATCTTTTTAACATCGTCAATGATCACTTGCTGAAGATGCTCGGTCATGGGCTCAAATAACATATTCCATATCACACTACCAAAATTTGGTTGCATGACTTTTTCCCCTTTGCGGATACTAAAGTGATTGATAAGATCTTGTTTGACCAGGTCAAGATCCGTCGCTCGGAACTTCTTGTTCCGACCCACTGTACTAAACCCTTTATATAGTATTTTTGCCATAGTATATTATTTATGGGGTTACGTTGGCTAGCTGAATGTGTACTGCGTCTGGCTTGGTAAATGTGCCGCCCCAGCGTAGTCCGTACTGTGCTAGATCAAGTGTACGAGCAATAGTAGGACATTGTCCACTGTCAATCGCAGCTCCCTCGTTATGAGGACTACCTTTTCCTCCCATGCTCTTAGGCCTAGCAGGGGTCGTAATACCACCAGCTGTGGGTTTATCGGGGATATGGCCACCAGCTGCAACCCAACTGTTATATATGCGATCTTGATCTTCGCTGCTTCTATAGGCACTAGTGATTGTTATTTTGGCTCCTGTCTTATCCTTGAATGCTTTGGCCATGTTTAATATAGCAGATTTAAATGTTGTACTCAAATGGTCAAAATTATCTCTAGTACCAGTGCCGCTAGCGGCAAATATAAACACATCATTGGGCTCAATTCCTGTTTCGTTGGGGGTTATTTCCCCAGACGCATTGGAACTTGCAGTTGTAGCATTATTGACTAACGAGGTAGCGTATAATACATCAATGGCATATCTTCCTTGATTAAAGTAGATATCTCCAGTTAGTCCTAAACTATCCGTGCCTTCGTTGGTATCTCTCCATTTCTTTGCTAGTTCAACACTTCTAAATTGATGTGCAACAAACAACATACCGGATGCAGTACAAATATCATCTGCAGCTTTAATACCACCATTGACCAATAGTAAATCGTAATTAGATTTAAATTCATTGAATTGTAAAATGTCTTGGTAAGCAGCATGACTAAAGAAGTCTTCTTGACTACTAATAGATTCAAAGCCGGTCCAGCTGACATTACTTGATAGTGTAGAAGTTGCAGTTTTAACGTATCCTGCTTTTGCAAGATATGCGGCATCAACTTGATATTTGCCAATACGATCGCCGTTGACTTTTGAAGCGTTTAATTCGCTTTCAAAATAACCTAGTTCGGCTATCATTGCTTTTACTTGTCCTTGATTTAGTATTGGCGTACTACCAATGCCCGACGATGGATTAAATGTGTCAGGATCGTTTAGTTTTTCTACAGGGCAAGTTTCGCCTTCTACATCTTTACCAATGCTTTTAATGATACCTTGATCTTCAGTTACCATTGTTGTGCTACTTGCCCCGGAAGTTATTGGGTTTCCACTTCCATCTGTAATTACTGTACCACTGCCACTACTTACTTGGCCAGGACCTGCAACACCAGCATTGGCTAGTGCTTGTTTAACTTCATTAAGGTGTGTGGCAATTGATGTTGCTACCATGCCCACAGTGATATATCCCACTGTGCCTCCTGGATCAAATCCATGATTAGCACGGTACTGGCTACTGCCTGCAGGGAATATTACATAGTCATCGGGTCTACCAACTGCCGCTGGCCAAAGAATAGTCAAATAAATGTCTACTAATCGAGGTGTAGGTGCTTTAGTTGTTAGTTTATTTTTAACAAAATAATCTTTAACATAATCACATTGTGTTACACGATCCATCTCACGCAGTGCCGCAGTAGTCGTACCCACTAGCCTTGCTCCCGAATGTTCGCCAAATTGTATCAATCCCGTATAGCCCAGACTGTTGGTAATAGCAGGATCAAAAGTTCTTCCTGTTTCTAAGTTCATACAAGCCAACATGTCTATATAGTTTAGATTCAGTGCAGAACTAATACTTTTAATTTTATCTAAGAAGGCAGTATCAGTGGTCCATCCTGCAGACTGTCCCTTAACTGTTCCTCGATCTAGTTTATTACTATTCTTTGCAGGGAACGCATAGTTAGTAGGTGGTGATCCAGTGCGTGGAGGACAAATACTACTTTGTACAGTTTTAGCCAATGCGGCTACTATACCTGAACGAGTCCAGGGTTCGTGTGCAGGCATTGTGTTTACAATAGTTTCTACGCTCTTCGGAATTGATGTCCACAACTTAGTATCTTGATCTATGCCAGAATCTGGTAAATTATTTTTAGGTATAATTGGACTACTAAAGGCTTCGCCAGTTGCTGCTCCGTTAATATCTACACCATTACCATTAATTACTGTTCCACCATTGCCCGATACTTGTAACTTGCCATCGGCCGTAACTGTTATACCAGAGCCGCCAATATTAGTTTTAGCCCCGTATACTAGTACACTCTCACTTCCACCAATGTTAATTGCGCCACTAGTAATATTAGTTGCAGTGGCGCTGTCCATATTAATATTGCCACCCCAAGACTGAAAGTTAATATCTCCATCACTGTGGAAGTTCATTTCCTGTTCAGCACGTACATTGAGTGCGCCTGCGGTGTAAATGTTTACTCCGTATTCGCCAATTTCTACCCAAGTGCTACCGTCTTTATGCCCGACATAAATGATCTTTTGATCATCATTCATTAGTAGTTGATGTCCGCCGGCAGTACGTAAACGTATAAGTTGATCTATACCGCTAGCATCGCCGTCGTCCATGACAAATGTATGGCCACCTTTGCGTGTGTGTACACTATATTGATCTGCTGGAATATCACCAGCAGCCAACTTGGCTGCATAGTTTTGATCTTCTGCAGGATCTTTACCCACTGGACGACCAGGAGTACTAATACCAAATACATGACTAGGCGTTTCACGCTGGCTGCTACTTGATATTGCTCCACGAGTTTTGTCTCTGTCTAGTCCTTGCTGAAATAGTATTGCAGCTTGTTCCTCGTGTATAGGCTTTTTGTTATTGTAAAATGTACTGTTGACCGCGCCGTCAACATTTTCGTTAAATTCAGTAACAGGCAAAAACTGCTTGGGATTTTTGCCGTCTTCGGGGAGTAACTTGGCTTTTATTTCTAGGCTTGCAGTTTCTCGGTCAAGTTGGTTACCGGCTGCGATGCCCGGTACCATCCAGTTACTCATTAAGTTTGGTACACAAGCAAACCAGAATCCACGCTCAGGGTCACCGTTAACAAATGTACACAATACAAAATTGCCAATGTCTGGTGGTACCATCCACATGCCATAACTGTGTCCTGTACCTGTAAAGTTATTGTTTTGACTTGTTGCAGGTTGATACGTACTACCAGCATAAGGACTAGCGTAGTTTACTGTGCGCCACATTTGAGGATTGTTTTCATCTCCACCAAAATCAGGAATATATATACGCAGGCGGCCGTCCCGTCCTGGACTTAGGTTATCTTTAACAATTCCAAGTTGTGTGGCCGTGTCAAACTTTACTCCAGGAATATTATCCCTGTTGTATATTTTCGGGGTTCTCGATCCAAATACTTTATCCTGTGCCATTTATCTGTCCTACATTGTTGGTATGTTCATTGTTTGCCCGGCATAAATTAAGTTAGGGTTTGAAATCTGTGGATTAATCAACATTAAATAATCAACTGATGTTTTATTTGCTGCAGCTATTTTAGTTAAATTATCTCCAGGCTTAATTAAATAATCTTTTATGCCCGGCTCGGGAGGATTTTGAATAGGGACTTCGTTTTTATCTGGGCTAGTGGCTTCATCAACAGTAAACTCATCGCCATCATCTACAACATCTTCTAGCTCAGTGTCTTCTTCAGTATCTTCTTCGGGCTCGTCTGGCTCGTCGCTAGCGTCCTCATCTTCCTCTTCTCCATTTAGTAACTCAGGCTCGTCTGGCTCAGTGTCAGCAGTGGTATCTTCTTCTATATCGCTTTCGGAGTTGAGCTCTGCATCTGTTTGCTCTTGTTCTCTTAAATCTGGATTATTCTCTATAGAATTTGCTTCAACCCCAGACTCTTCAGGAGTTTGATTTGGATAACGAATTAGTTCTAATGTTTGTAAAAATTTACCACTGCGGAATTCACTGTCTACTTTAATAACTTTATAATATCCACTAAAGTTACTAACTGAATATTTTCCTGTATTTTGCAAATATAGACCAGTGCTGGCATCAAAGTCGCGTGGAGTTTTAAATATTACCCTACAATAAATTTCTCCTGCATCCATTGTTAAACTACTAGATCCATTAACAAACTGCGGTGCATCTTCATCTGTTCCACTAAAGTCGGGACTCACAAACAGATCGTCTTGTTTAATAAACTCAGGATCACCAAGTATCTGTAACTTCAAATTTATCATATCACCAGCAGCGCTGGTATAAAAACTTTGCATTACACTGGCTGCATTAGTTGCTGCACTTTTAGTAGTAGCACCGCCTGTACTGCCTTCTTGAGTTCCTGCTACTGGCTTACTGGTGTGATTGGCAATAGTGCCAGTAGCGGACTTCCCGTTGACATCTGTTTTATTAACTGTATCGTCGTCGGGATCTGATTCAGATCCTGCAGTTGCGGATGTTTTTCCTTTATCCACTGAAATTGCTGTAAAATATAATGCATTATAGTCAATGTCAAAACTAATAATGTCACTGTTTTGTCCAGTGTACATATACTCATATTGCTTAACTGCCGGTGGTGGTGGGCTCTTTGGTGCACGTGGGTCTTGACCGTTATGCACTTTGTACGGACGTATATGAAATGTAATAGTTTTACTCCAAGAGCCAGATTTATCATCATATCCTGTAAGGGCAACTTCGGGTATTATTTTAAACAATGATAAAGGATTAACTTCTTTAATACCGTTTTTGTCAGTGGCCTGAGTTGAAGCATCCTTGATTTGTTTTTGTACATAGTCACTGTTAGTTATAACCATGTTGATAATGTCAGTTATTGCAGTTCCTGCGTCTAAACTATGTACAATTTTATTAAAGTCAGCAACCACAGCAGACTGTTGCGCTTGCGTCATTCCAGAATCATTTCCTTGTGCCGCTGTTTTACTGCTCATTGCAGGTACTTTTCTAATACTGTTTTTCTTTGATTCTACAATAGCAGACCCTGCTATCTTAGGGTGTATTTTAAAGCGTATTTGGTCGGCAACTTTTATGTTGCCTTTTTTCATTTGTCTTAGATTCCAAGCATTGTATGCATCTGTAAAACTGTCTGTTTTAACTGGAGGAATTGGTTTAGGTGCATATGATGTTGATGAGCTACCGTCACTTTCGTAGTAGACTGTTTGGTGTTTTGAATCATCCTCATTTTGATCTTCAACTGCACTTTGCTCTGCAAAATCAGAATTACCTGTTCCTACATTTTTAAAATACTCCCCTACAGTACTAGCAGTAACTTCCATGCGTGTTTTAAGTATTTGTACAGATTCAAATTGCGCCTGATGATTAAATGGTATTGCTTCTACTGCATATTCAGCACCTTTAGTACCGGCTTTGATTTTAAAACTTATAATCTTTATAGGGAACCATTTAGTCTGCTCCGGTATTATACCCATGACGCCGTTGTCATCTATACCAAAAAAGTTTAGTTCTAGTAAGTAAGGACTATCTAAATAATTTTTAGCATTAAGTTCGTTATTATTAATGTCTAATATACGATCCATTAGGGTCATACCATAGGGCTCAATAATAGTAAAACTCATTGTAATTGCATTTGTACCCCGAGCCTGTGAGTTCAACCCAATCACTGTGGTCATTTTTAAATTGTCAAAATAGAAATCGTCCATAAAGGCCGGATCTCTGTATGTACCGGTACCTTGTGGTTGTCCTGTATATTTTGTGCCGTACCGATTAGACCCGCTGATCAAGTTTCTACTGGGTCTAAAGTTTGTAGGATCATTGACCATTTGCGTGTAATCTTTTTTAGTTAAGACATGCAAATTTATGTTGTAAGTGTAACTAGAAAACCATCCTAAGGGATTATTATTGGCAATAATTTTTCTAGATTTTGGGCCGCCAACTTGGACAACTTCTTCTTCTGTTTCTGGGTCCGAGTCCTCATTGTCTTCAGCATTGTCTGGTTCGTCTTCGTCATCACGATTTAATAACTCTGGTTCGTCTGGCTCTTCTTCAATTTGTTCTTCTTCTTCGTCAGACAAATCTTCGTCTGATACTTCTTCAGCATCAGTTCCAGTATTCTGTGTCTCTAGAGTAGTTTTACTTTCGTTATTAGCCACTGCATCTGCAGCAGTTTCACTTGATGCAGCGTCAACTTCGGCTTGTGCGTCAATTACATCTTGTTCGCCGGCTGCAACATCTTCTTGAAGTCCCTTTATTTTTGTGTCAATCGCACTGGTGTTACCGCCAACATCTACGATGGCGGCTTTTTCAGCTAGGGCACTGTTTAAACGAGCTTTGTCAATTTCAAGGCCTTGCTTGGCAAAACTTAAACTGGCTGTTGCACTAAGAGCCATACTCAAACACCCAAGTTAGAAACTAGTGTAGTTTTTTTAGGGACAAAAATAGTTACACCTGCTCGAAAATCAAAGATGGGGTCATCTAGCGTATTGGGGTTACGTGCTCTAAATACCCACCATAGTGCGCTATCACCATACAAGTCACTGGCCAATAAGTCTGGGCGATATTGATAGGTGCCGTTTATAGTAAAACTAACGTCATCGGGTTGTTTGTTGATCTTTCTATACACAAGAAGATCTAAAAACTTATTTCCAAATGTATTGGTACCGTAATAAGGGCTAGATTTGTTATAGTTTGTTGCCATTATAGGAATCCTGCTTTGCCATTTGCATCAGTTAATAACATTCCCCGACTAAAGTCTATCAAATTCATGTTATTGTGTATGTTGTTTCTACTGTAAACAGGTTGTACTGTAATTGATACAGTACTAGTCGTTGGCAATCTTGTAATTGCATTCCAAGTACCGCCCGAATTGAGCACTTCAGAATAAGGTATTTCTACATAGTCTACCTCAGCCGGCATAGTATGCTGAAAACTTGTTACCACGCAACTCACATGCGGGAAATAGAAATCTCCGTATCCATCTAAATAAACTGTTGGCGGCGGGTTACCTGCAAGTTCATCAATACCAAAAAACATTTTTGTTGCGCTACGGAAGAAGTAGATGGCGGCAAGCAAGTACAATCCTTCGTCAACGTTTTGTACTGTAAAGTCGCCAGCAATGGTAATTGCCGATACATCACTACCTTCATAAAAATAGTTCTTGTAATTGCTGTGAGTTAGTGCCTGTTCTTGATAACGAGCATTGTGGGTAACACTAACTGTTGGGGTATAAGGAAATATTACTCCGTTGGTACGTCTCAGTATTGCTTGTAATTGGTTATCACGATCGTTATAAAACACTGGGCTTGCACTAGGTAAGCTGATCTTTACACGCCAGTCGGTATTGTTCTTACTGACTGTTCCAGTTGGGCCGTTAGATATTACACCTGCTTGTTTATTTGGGTTATAAATGGAATTTAGTCCACCTTCAATCAACCCGGCAACTTTTAATCGTATTTTGCCAGGGTCTAATATGTTAAGAGCAGTATCAAGTATTCCGCCACCGCCAGGTTTGCCACCAAACCCCGGTGTTGTATCCGATCCTGGTGTTGGTAATAGAGCCATAAGTAAAAATATCCCTTTATATAATATTTATGGAAAAAATAAACTGCTACTATTATTAAAAGGTTGACAAACTTGTAAAACTTTGTTATTATACATAAAGAGAAAATTATAAGGAAAAACATGCGTCATAACTATCTCAACAATAAAGATATTCTTAAAGAAATACACAAAAGTAAGACAACTTATTGTAGTTACACACACCCGGAATACAGTGAATACGATATTATTTTACCAGACTTTGGTAAACTCAATAAGAAAAATACACTAGAGGGAAGGCGCTTGCGTGCCGAAAGGCTTGCCAAATTAGCACACGAAGCGGCTACTGCTGATGGTACAAAGCGCAAATTAGACGAATTTGAAGTCAAACTCAAAGATGTCAAAGACACGGATGTTGTGTTTAGAGTTATGACATGGGATCATATTCCAGTCGATGATGCTAAAACTAAAAAAGCCCGTATGACTGCACTAGAGATTGAGGACGACGAAGATCCGTTGCTAGTAGATTATGACGAAATGGATTTAACCCATACCAAGTATGTCAAAGTCAATTTCCCACCATTTCAACATTTTAAACTAGATGAAGAAGGTAACCCTGTGCTGGTAGGAAAAAGCCATTGGCGCGGAGATCTAGAAACTGGGGTGTTTGACAAAGAGCACGGTACTATTACTAAAAAATTGGCTATCATGTACATGAAACTGTGCGAACGATATGCCACCCGTAGCAACTGGCGTGGGTACACATATAATGACGAAATGCGTAGTCAAGCACTATTACAATTGACTTATATTGGATTACGTTTTGATGAATCAAAAAGTGCTAATCCTTTTGCCTATTATACAGCCGCGGTCACTAATAGTTTTACACGTATTCTCAACATTGAAAAACGTAATCAAAACATACGTGACGACATCTTAGAGATGAATGGTCTTAACCCCAGTTACACAAGGCAAGGCATGGGCGGTGGCTACAGTGGTAGCGATGGTAGTTATGACGAATGATATTAAAGTTCTTGATAGAATTTTTTTACACGAATACAACAAACTAAACATCCTATACAAAAAAATTGTATCATTAAAAAAAGACGTTTTTCAGGACAATGAACGAATTTATTTTGTTTATAATCCCAATTCTTCAACGTCTACAGATACCGTACAAGAACTATTAGACTTTGTTGACATTCCGAGATTTTTTGTTGTTTTTGAAGAAGACCAACAGCTTCCGTTATTTGAACTAGACTTTGTTCCAAAAGAATCTCATTGTATCTATCCTTGGATAAACTCTGTAATTTTTAATCAAGGAAAATTAGAACCTTGTTGTATGTATAAAGGAACTGATAATGCAAACATTAAAAACGTTTCGTTAGAATCTTACTACATGAGCAAACCGATGGTAAACCTTAGAGAACAATTTAGACAAGGCAAATACGACAAAGGTTGCTCTCAATGCTGGAAAAACGAATCAGCCGGGGTTATTAGCATGAGGCAACAGGCAAAGTTCAAGTTAAAAGATATTTACTATCAAGTTGATTACGGTCAAGACGATATTCAAAACCTTCAAATGCTAGATTTAAAGTTAGGAAATACGTGTAACTTATCGTGCAGAATATGTGACTCATCGGCAAGTTCTAAAATAGCCGAAGAAGAGCTATTACACAATAACATATCCGACCAAAAGTTTATACAACTAAAAGAATCAAGTCGGTGGTCTGAATCTGAAATATTCCAAAATCAAATATTATCCATTGCAGACAATTTAACTTACTTAGACATTTACGGCGGCGAGCCATTGATGAGTAAGGCACATTTTACATTTCTCAAATCGTTAATAGATCTAGGAGTGGCTAGTAAAATTAAGATTGATTATAACTCAAATGGAACTGTATACTCAGACAAGTTTTTTGAGTATTGGAAGAATTTTAAAGAAGTTAAGATTAGTTTTAGTATAGACAACATTGGAGAAAGATTTGAGTTAGAAAGGAACGGTGCGTCCTGGGATACGGTATGTAAAAATATCGGTAAATTTAATTCAATGAGATCAGAGTCATTCAAAACAGATGTGTTTCCCACTGTTAGCATTTTAAATGTGTACTATCTTCCTGAATTATTAGATTGGATCAATAGTCAAAATTTTAGTCAGCCTCCATCTTTTAATATGTTAAGCAAC